TGGTTGCAACAGGGTGTGAAGGAATGGAACAAGGGTTCAATGGAACTCGAAAACAATTCTCGTGTTCTTGCTGCTGCAACTTCATCTGATAACATCCGTGGTTATTCTATCAACCTTCTCTTCATCGATGAGGCGGCATTTATTGAGAACTGGGATACGTTCTTTACATCAGTTTATCCTACAATTTCATCTGGTCTTGAATCAAAGATCGTTTTGGTGTCAACGCCGAACGGATTGAACCATTTCTATTCGCTTTGGACCAATGCTAAGGAAGGTCGTAACGGCTACCATCCGATTGAAGTGACATATAATAAAGTTCCAGGTCGTGATGAGGAATGGAAAAAGAATACTCTGGCAGCGATGAACTTTGACGTTGCTAAATTCGAGCAGGAATACTGTGTCGAGTTTATGGGTAGCTCTGGTACACTTATCGCAGGTTGGAAATTAAAAGAGCTTGTTCACCAGATTCCGATTACATTTAAAGATGGGTTAAGTCAATACGCTCAACCGATAAAAGGTCGTTCCTATGTAATGGTTTGTGACGTTTCAAGAGGAAAAGGTTTAGACTATTCGGCTTTCTCGGTAATTGATGTTACAACAATGCCTTATCAGCAGGTTTGTGTTTATCGAAATAATATGATAACACCAATCGATTATACTGATGTTATTCATCGTGTAGCCAAGGCATATAACAACGCATCTGTTTTGGTTGAAATCAACGATATCGGCGAACAAGTTGGAACATCTTTACATTTTGATTTTGAATATGAATATGTTCTTATGACAGAAAATGCTGGACGTTCGGGTAAACGTATTACTACAGGTTTTGGTGGTTCTAATATCGACAAAGGTATTCGCACTACAAAGCCTGTTAAGGCAACTGGTTGTTCTATCCTTAAACTACTGATAGAACAAAATCAGCTTATCATAAATGACTTTCATACGATTGAAGAGTTATCGACTTTTTCTCGTAAAAAACAAAGCTATGAGGCGGAAGAAGGCAAACACGATGACTTGGTTATGCCTCTAGTTCTGTTCGCTTGGCTAACCGACCAGCAATTTTTCAAGGATTACACAGACATAAATACTTTAATGAGATTACGAGATAAAACTGACGAAGAAATTATGAATGATCTTTCTCCTTTCGGATTTGTTGATGATGGAAGAGAATTAGAGGAAATTATCGAGCCTCCCCGTCGTAGTGGTTGGATGTCAGATCCTGTAAGCGATGACTTTTTATAAATAATTTTCAGATAATTTAGTCTATCTTTTTTCCATGGAAGGAGAAATACAATGCCATTTCAACTAAGTCCAGGCGTAAATGTTACCGAAATTGATCTTACTGGTATCGTTCCTGCAGTAGCTACCACAACTGGTGCTATCGCTGGTGTGTTCCAATGGGGTCCAATCGGCGTAAGACAGATGGTCGATACGGAAACAACGCTCGTAAATACCTACGGTAAGCCAAATTCAAACAATGCTGAAACATGGTTTACAGGTGCTAACTTCCTTTCATACGGCAATAGCCTGTATGTTACACGTGTTGCCAATACTACTGTAACAACTTCAGGCGTTGGTACTCTTTCAGCTGTTGCTAATACTGGTACAGTTGGTAACCTGCCAGCTCAGGTTGTTAAGAACAATTCAGATTACGGCAACCAAGTGTTTGATGCTAACGTATTCTACGTAGCTCGTTACGCTGGTGCTATAGGTAACTCTCTTAAAATTTCTGTTTGCGATAGCGCAAAAGCTTATGGTTCAACGCTCAACATGGGTGGTTTGAATTCTTCTCCATCAATTGACGTTGTTGCAAACCTTGCTATCAACATTGGTTCAACTTCTGCTTATCTGCAAGTTTTACCAGGTGGTGGTGGTTCTGCTGCTGACGCTAACACATATTCGCATGCTCTTGTTGCTAATTTGACAATTGGCGATTACCTCACAGTTGGTAATGCTTCAATTGGTACACAATATATGCATATTACTTCAATTGGTTCGATTACTTCGAACTCAACAGGTAGCTATGTAACAATTAACTTTGACAGCTCATATCGTTTGTCAACAAACTTTACAACAAGCAACACAGTTAACGAAACAATTAATCGTAACTGGGAATATTTCAACGTAATCAATGGCGCTCCTGTTACATCTGAATATGTTGCTCAGTTCGGTAACTCAGCTGCTGTTGACGAAGTTCACGTTGTGGTTGTTGACGAAAATGGTCTGTTTACTGGCGTTCCTGGTACAGTTCTTGAAACATACCAAGCTCTTTCTCGCGCTACAGACGCTAAAACAGTTGGCGGTCAGGCTAATTACTACAAAACTGTCATCAATGATGGTTCAAAGTATATCTGGTTCGTTCAAGATCGTGCAGGTTCTGCTTCTAATACAGCAGTTAACATTGCTTCTTCTTCAGATACAACTCCGTTCAGTCTTTCCTTACAAGGCGGTCAAGATGGTTACACAGAAGCTTCTGCTCCTCTGTCGCTTCTTGCTTCTGGTTACGATCAATATGCTTCAGCTGAAGACGTTGACGTTTCATTAATTCTGCAAGGTAAGCCAATCGGTTCTGGTGGCACATATCAGCTCGCTAACTACATTATCGACAATATTTGCGAAACTCGTAAAGATTGCGTTGGCTTTATTACTCCTGATGACTCAGTGGTATACAGCAACGTTGGTAATGAAGCTGGTTCGATTGTTACTTGGAGAAACTCAGTGCATGATTCTTCATACGCTGTGATGGATTCTGGTTACAAATATATGTACGACCGCTACAATGACGTTTACCGTTATGTTCCTTCAAATGGTGACGTTGCTGGTCTCTGCGCACGTACTGATTCAACTCGCGATCCATGGTGGTCACCTGCTGGTTTCAATCGTGGTCAAATTAAAAACCTTGTTAAGCTGCGTTGGAATCCAAAACAGGCAGATCGCGATATCCTCTATAAAAATGGTATCAACCCAGTTGTTACATTCCCTGGTCAGGGCACTGTGCTTTATGGCGATAAAACTCTTCAATCCAAGCCATCAGCATTCGATCGCATCAACGTTCGTCGCTTGTTTATTGTTCTTGAAAAGGCAATTGCTACTGCTTCTAAGTTCTTCTTGTTCGAGTTCAATGATGAGTTCACAAGAGCACAGTTTAAGAACTTAGTGGTTCCTTATCTTCGTGACGTTCAAGGTCGTCGTGGTATCACTGACTTCCTCGTTGTTTGCGACTCAACAAATAATACACCTGAAAGAGTTGATGCTAATGAATTCTGGGGCGATATCTATATCAAGCCAGCTCGTTCTATTAACTTCATTCAGTTGAATTTTGTTGCTGTGAGCACTGGTGTTCAATTCTCTGAAATTGTTGGCAAATTCTAATAAATAAATTAAACCATTAAGGAGAACAAAAATGGCATCAGGTTTTAACATTAGTACCTTTAAAACAAGAGGTCTTCAATATGGTGGCGTTCGTCCTACACTTTTCGAAGTGTACTTAACGCCTCCTCCTGGAGTTGGTGCTGATCAAAATTCACAAGATAAGTTCCGCTTCACATGCCGTGGTGCAGCGCTTCCTGCAGCAACAATTCAAGCAATTGATGTTGGCTACTTTGGTCGTAAGATTAAAGTTCAGGGCGATCGTACTTTTGCTGATTGGACTGTAACAGTAATGAACGATGAGGATTTCCTTGTTCGTTCAATGTTTGAAAAGTGGTCAAACGCATTGAATCGTCTCGAATCAAACATTCGCGATCCCAACTTTGCTCTTGACGAAAATTCATACAAGTCTGATCTTAGCGTAATTCAATACGGTAAAGATGGTTCATTGATTCGTCAATATGACATCATCGGCGCATTCCCAACAAATGTTTCGGAAATTGCTCTCGACTGGGATACAACAAACCAAATTGAAACATTCCAAGTAACATTTGCATACGACTACTGGCTCCCAGCAGTTGAAGATGTTAATGCTTACCTCAGCGATGCTCAAGATCCTGTTGCAACCTAATACTATATAATGAAAGCCTCTTGAATCATTATTGTTTTGAAGAGGGGCTGAGAAACCTTAGCTCCTCTTTTATTTGAAGGAAAAGAAATGCAATTATTCGGTTGGGAATTTAAACGTAAGGTCGAACCAGATATTGCTCCGTCGTTCGCTCCGAAAGAGACTGATGATGGTGCAGTTGTTGTTGCGGCTGGTGGTTCGTTTGGTACTTACGTTGATCTTGATGGTACAGTTAGAACAGAAGCGGAACTTGTTACAAAATACCGCGAAATGGCTTTACAACCAGAAATTGATGCAGCCACTGACGAAATTATCAATGAAATGGTTAGCCTTGATGAAAAAGATTTAGTTGAAATTCAACTCGACAATCTTGATATTACAGATACAATCAAAAAAGCAATTCGTGAAGAATTCGAAAACTGCCTAACAATTTTAGATTTCCGTAAACACGCTTATGAGATCATGCGTCGTTGGTACATTGATGGTCGTTTATACTATCATGTTATCATTGATGACAAAGATCCAAAAGCTGGTATCAAAGAAATTCGTTACGTTGATCCGCGTAAAATCCGTAAGATCAGAGAAATAACAAAACGTAGAGTTAAGGGTGGTGACTTCGGCGAAGGCATTATTCCTAAAACACAAAACGAATATTATGTGTTTAACGAAAAAGGTTTTAACTACGGTAGTAAGGCAACAGGTCCAACAACTACTGGTATTCGTATTGCTAAAGATTCTGTTCTTCATGTTACTTCTGGTTTGACAGATACACAAGGAACAATGGTTCTTTCGTATCTTCACAAAGCTATCAAAGCTTTAAATCAGTTACGTACACTTGAAGATGCGCTGGTTATCTATCGTCTCGCGCGAGCGCCCGAGCGTCGTATTTGGTATATTGACGTTGGTAATCTTCCTAAGATGAAAGCCGAACAATACGTTCGTGACGTTATGGTTAAACATAAGAATCGTTTGATCTATGATTCAGACACAGGTAATGTTCGCGACGATCGTAAATTTATGACCATGCTTGAGGATTACTGGTTGCCTCGCCGTGAAGGTGGTAAGGGTACAGAAGTTACTACACTTCCTGGTGGTCAAACACTTGGTCAGATGGATGACGTATTATATTTCCAAAAGAAATTACTTCAAACACTTAACGTTCCAGTAAATCGTCTTAATTCAGATGCATTGTTTTCATTAGGTCGTGCGACTGAAGTTAGCCGTGACGAATTAAAATTCAGCCGTTTTATCAGCCGTCTTCGTGGTCGATTCTCACAGTTGTTTCTTAATATGCTTGAAAAACAAGTTGTGTTAAAACAAATTATGACTATTGAAGATTGGAACAATATTGCTAATGAAATCGCTTTTGACTTTGCTAAGGACAACTATTTCACAGAGCTTAAAGACGGCGAAATTCTTGATAATCGAATCAATCTTGCTCGTAACATGCAGGATATGGTTGGTAAGTATTACTCACAAGAATGGCTTCGTAAAAACATTCTTCAACAGTCTGAT